CTCCATTAGACTTATCAATAGCTAAAAAAGCAGCTTCATTTTTTTGTTGTGCTTGAGTATAAGCTGACAACTGTCCAACATAACCAAACGGATCGTCTGTTGTTAGCTGTCCTGTGCTAAACTTTTTAAATGAATAAGGGGAAGCACTCTTACAATCTACAACTACATCATCTATTATACAATCTTGATGTCCTGAAACTCCTTCAACTGACAATTCTTTTTGTTTAGCTGTAACAGTATGTCCTGATAAAGAAGTAAACAAAAGTAATAACGATTCTAATAAGTGTCCATATAGAAATTTTATTCTTGTTGGAGCAGGTAAAGAAACTTCTTCGTCTTTGTTCTTATTAATTTCATACCATGTTTGTCTAGCAGGTTTTCCAATTAAAGATAGTCTTAAATTAGAAGAAGTTTTTTTCTTTGTATATAAAAAATCTGTAAGGTGTTCTTTTAACTCATCTAAAAATATATCTATTTCTTTCTCTACTTGTTCTTTTGGAATGGGAGGTCCACCATCCCTCGTAAAGAGGTCGTATATATCCTCAACTAATGTATCAATATGTTTCAATAGTTTGCTCCCAATCCTAAAGGTTATTTAAAGTGGAATGTCGTCATCAGCTACAGCATCTGTAGATGAGTAAGTACCTGGAATTTCTGGTAACTCATCATCATTGCCATCTTTATAAGGTACTAAATCTAGAACTTGTACAGTACGAAGGTCAGCAGAAGTTCCTTTTCTTCCTCTATATTCCCAATCATAAGTAGAGTAAAGAACATTTACTAAACTTCCATTACCTATCATACAATCTAAAGCTTTCTTTTGTCCATCTATTAGTTCAGGCTGACGATTTCTTTGTCCATCTTTACGCATTACTTTTCTTTTTATTGTAACAAAGTCTCCACGATCATCACCTTTATTCTTAACAATTAAATTATTTTTGTTTGCAATATTTAAATTAGCTTCATCTAAATTACAAACATCTACAGTCCACATACCATCAGGATCGAAGGTAGTGTTTGGACTTTTAATAGCAGCCCAATATGCTTTTCCTTGTATAACCATTATTATTTTCTCCTAGTTATTTATTATTATTATAAAACGAATTATCTCATATTTGTTAATAGTTGTCAATTAATTTCTAACCAATCTGTTTGTACCCAATTACCTAATCCACATACAGTTTCTTTAGGATGAAGTTCTACAGACATACCATACGATTTATATCCCCAAGCAATAGGTATAACATCTTCTAACGAAATCCCACAAGAAATAATTTTATTTTTTAAATCACTAACAGCAGGAGGTATATTAAAAACTAAAGAACCTATCTCTTTATCTTTAGAATCGTACTTAGTTTCTATTGGATGTTTATAACAATACCTATGTTCTAACTCCATAGTTTTTGGAATGTATTGTTCCCAATTTATATTGTTATTAAACATATGAGGGGTTCTTTCTTCATAGTAATCTGTTAATTTTTTGTCTACAAATTTAAAATGATTGTAGTGTTCATCAGAGTAAGTAAAAGAATTAAATTTTTTTTGATCAACCATAAATACAGAATGACTGTAAAATATTTTCTTAGTATATATTAAATCTTTAACATCTTTAATATTATAAAATTCTGCAATTTGTTTTAGCTCTATTAAAACATCTTCATGTAGTTCCTCTTGTACAATAAAGCTATTACGTATCTGTCTTCCTAACAGTAATGGTTTTCTAATTTCGTATTGTTCTTTACACAACATCAAATGATCTCACAGTTCTTGCTACTTTCTCTAGCACATCATACTTACCACTCTTATAATTTTCATATATAGTTAAAAGACTTTCAAAATTATGTTTAACACGATTGTAAACTGTTAAATCAAATTCTTTTTCTGTCATTTCATGTATTAGATGTCTATTAAAAACTATCTCTTCTACAAAACCATTATAGGAAGCCATTCCCTCACACCAATATTTAACTTGTACTGATGATGAAACATAATCAATAGAAGTAATTTTGTAATTAAATTTTTTCATACTCAATGAGTCTCCAACCATGTTGTACCTACATTATATTCATTATCTAATGGACATTTTAAATCTAATGTTTTAGTAGTAGCATGTATAGCTTCTTTAGTAATCACACAAAACCTATCAACGTCTTTGTTTAATACTTCAAACTGATACTCATCATGGATAGAAGCTACAAGTTTAACATCTAACTTCTCTCTGATAGCTCTCTCCATGATATGTACTAACCATTGTTTACAAACAACTGCTCCTGCTCCTTGAATTAAAGTATTCAAAGCACTATGTTGACTTCTTATCTTTAATCTTCTTCCATCTAACCCTCTTAAAAATCCTTTAGCAGATGCTTCAGTAACTTGTTTACGTAGTAAATCTAAGGAAGGTAGTCTCTGTAAAAATCTATTAATCAAAGCTTGTCCTGCAGTTCTTCCCTTCCCTACTATATTACCTATCTTAAAAGCTCCTGCACCATACAAGAAAGCATAGATAAAAGTCTTTGCTTGATCTCTGTTATGTAACCCTGCTAACTTCATGTTAGTAGTATGTACATCTCCATTTAAAATTGTATCAGTATATTTCTTAGCATCTTCTCTTCCTACCTTATACATATAATGAGCTAGACAACGTAGTTCTAATCCACTTGCATCTGTACCCACTAGCTTATGTGTTTTAGGATTGCTTATTGTCCATAAGTTTCTACACTCTTTGCCAAACGGACTATAGTTTGCAGGTACTTGTTGCATGTTAGGACTATTAGCAGACGTTCTTCCTGTAACAGTAGATAAAGTTCTAACCTTACCTCTTACTCTGTTATCCTCATCACATGATTCTATCCATGATTTTATTTGAGCTGATCTTTTTTGTAGTAATAAAAATCTATTAAACATTTTAGCTTCAGGTAAATCTATGTTAGATAAAATAGTTTCATTTAAAATTACATTACCTTTATCTGTTTTATCTTTAGGCTTCCAACCTTTACTCATTAAAACTTCTACTTGTTGTTGTCTACTTCCAATGTTAAAAGGTTTATAATTTGTTTTAGTTTTTAATTTAATTTCTTTAGGTGGAAAGGTATTGACTGCTTCAGTCTCTAATGATTTTCTTTCTTCTTCAATAGAACAAAAAAGTTTTGTAGCTTCCTCTAAGTTAAAAGCAAAACCATTCTCTTCTTGTTTATCTATTAACTGTCTTACCTTTTGTTCTAAGATTAGAGACTGTTGTGATACAGCAGGACTCTTAGAAAGTTTATTAAACAAAGCATGGGTAATCTCCACATCTTGTATACAATAGTCAAGCATGTCAGGATTATACTCTTCAAAACTTTCCATGTCTCCTTTAGGTAATCCTAATCTTATACCCCACATCTTCAAGGAGTGTCCACCTTCTAGCAAAGGATTAACTAACTGTGATAAGAGCATAGTATCTATTACTTTAGAAGTAGTTATATTTGTATTTAAAAATTTATTAAGTATGAAACCATCAAAAGATATTCCATTGTGCATAATAAATTTCTCTACTCCTAAAGACCAATCTCTAAATCCATGTAACATATCAGGAGGGAAAGGATAAACTTTACCTGTGTCTATATCTTTAGCTACAATACAATGTATCTTTGTAGCTTTAGGTATAGAATGATTATTCTTTATTACCTCTTGCCTTAATCCATTTGTTTCTATATCAATTACTGCTCTCATTATCTTTCCAATCACACCAAAACTCATTATATAATATCATAGGAGTTCCCTCACCTACCCAGACATTAGCTATGTTAAACTGAGCATACTCATCTGCTTCTTCCCAAGACATACCATCTCGTTCTCTTAGTATCTCACATATCTTACTGTAAGAATATACAAGTAAAGTTTTCTTACTATACTGTTCTCCATATCCTATGATAGCATCTTTGAATCCATCTATAGACATAGCTTCAGCATCTAATCCACACCAATTACATTCTTCACCTTCACCTACATCTATCTCTTCATCTTCTACTAAACAATAATGTTTCCACATATCACTCATTAAAAAGCTCCTTCATATATTGCATCTGTATCTGCTCCATCCAAGAAAGGATTGTCTACTTGTTTTAATCTACCTGTGTTCTTATCATAGAATAAATGACAAGCCACTCCAAGAGTTCCACAGTATCTATTCTTTAAAATTCTAACCTTTAATGTATGAGCTAGTCTTTCATCTGCTGCTTGTTGGTCTCGTTCTAAAGCTATCACAGAGTCAGACAGTTGAGCTATAGATGCTGAACCTCTTAGATGTCCAAGAGAAACTTCTCTACCATCATTAAAATCTTTATCTCCTTGTGGTCTTCTAAGATGACTAACAAGTAACATACCAACTCCTGTCTGCTCTACTATACTTCTTAACTTAGACATGATAACATCAATAGTTTTTCTTTCATCATCTATTTCTTGTCCACTTACAATGATTGATAAGTGGTCTATGATAATCCATTTACAATCTAATGCTTGAGCCATGAACCGAACACGAGAAAGTATCTCATCATTACCTATAGAACCGAAGTGGTCAAAAGCATAGAACCTTCCTGTTCCTACTGTTTCATCTTGCCATTTCTTTAAATCTTTTAAATTATATTTATCTCTTATTTCTTTTATATATAATCTTGCATTAGCACTCACACTCATAATACTTAATGCAGTATTCTTTATTGATTCTTCTAAAGCTAGTACTCCTATATTATCTTTTGTATTTAAGAGAAGGTGATGCATGAGTTCTCTTACGATAGAAGACTTACCCATACCTGCACCACTTGTAAAAGTTACTAGCTCTTTACCTCTCATACCATATGTTGAATCATTTAAATCAGACCAAGGGTATGCACAACTATAAACATCTTCATCTTTAAATAAATCCTCACCAAGTTTCTGTAGATTTATAATTCCTGCAGGAGTATAAGGTTCAGCATTCCACCACGACCTAATAAAGTCTGCTTCTTTATCTTCCATTAGATAAGCAGAAGGGTCATTCAATTCTAAGCTGATGACTCTACATTTTTTAGGTGAAAAAAGTTGAGCTACCTCTTCACTTGCTTTGTTCCCTGCTTCATCATTATCAAAACAAAGAACTACATTTTCAAAGCTATCAAGAAATTCAAAGTTCTCTTTGACATTTTTCTTGGCTGAAGTAGCTCCACTTTTCACACTAACACAAGGAGAGTTAGGATATTTTTTACCTAACATTTGATACACACTCATAGCATCTATCTCTCCTTCGCATATGGTAACATACTTACCACCTTTTTTAAATAAGTGTTGTCCATATAAAACTGCCTTATGTAGATTACCTTCACAACCAAAGGCTTTGTCGGAAATCTTTCTAGTTTTTGTAGCTACCTTTGAACCATTAGAATCTACATATTTATATCTGTGAGTATAGTTATCTGTACCATATCCTACAACTGTAGTACCAAACTTATCAGCAGTTTGCTTAGTAATTTTTCTTTCAAACAAAGCTGATGTAACTTCTCCAGAAACTTTGTAAGGATTTAATTCTACTTTTGTTTGTGGAAATGTTTTTGTCTCACAACTAAAACAGTATGTGTGTCCATCAGCATAAACAGTATAAGCATCACTTGAACCACATCCTTCGTGAGGACAAGCACCTCGTGAAACTATTGTATTATTTAAATCCTTACTCATTTTTTTTAGTCCTCTCTTTTCCATGCTCTTGAATCATCAGACCATACATGGTCAGCCCAATGATTAGGATAATGGTCTCCACTATTGTCTGTATGTTCACTTGTTGTAGGTGATATACCATATAAGTCTTTCATATCATCTAGTAAATCTAAAAGTTTTTCTATTTCCCATGCAGTTACATACTTAATACCTGACTCTCTATAACTTTGTGAA